CAAAGTTGTGAGAGTTATTAACTTTCAGGATAACTTAGATGTCCAAGCTTGGAAAGATTGGTTAGGAGCAACTCACTCTTTTAGAAAAGAGGATAAACTATACTTCGTAGAGGAAGTTCAAGTATTAGAATTTGAAGAAATAAAAATAATGTAGAATGAATGAAAAATTAATTCCGCTAAACGGGCATGTTATATTAAAGCCTGTAGAAGAAGGTGAAACAACTTATGGTAATATTGTATTACCTGATTTAGGAAAAGAAAAACCAGAAATGGGAGAAGTAGTTGCAGCAAGCGATACTTACAATTGGCATACTGGTGCTTACTATCCATCTCATTTAGAAGTTGGAGATAAAGTATTAATACCTAAATTAGGAGCAATGAAAATTACTATTGAAGGAGAAGATTATTATATAACAAAAGAAACTGAAGTATTAGCCAAAGTTAAGTAATTATGAGTACAAAATTAACATCAGGAGCAGAGTTAAAGAATAAACTCTTAGCAGGTATTAAACAATTAAATCAAGCAGTTAGTTCAACATTAGGTCCAGGAGGTAGAACAGTCTTAATCGAAGATAAAGTAAATGGAACTAAGGTAACCAAAGATGGTGTAACAGTAGCTAAAGCATTTCACGATCTATCAGATGAAATTGAGAATATCGGTGCACAGTTAGTAAAGCAAGTTAGTATCAAATCTGCAAACGAAGCAGGAGATGGTACAACTACTTCTACACTCCTTACAGCTACTATGGTTGAGGAAGGTTTAAAGTATATTACTCAAGGAGTTAATCCAGTAGAAGTGAAAAAATCTATGGATAAAATCTCTAAAGAAGTAATTAAGAATTTAAAAGAAGCAGCATTGGGTATTGATAGTGAGGAGCAAGTAAGACAGGTTGCTACTATTTCTGGTAATAATGACGAAGAGGTAGGGAACTTAATTGCAACAGCTATTGAGAAAGTAGGTAGAGATGGTATTATTTCTTTAGAAGAAAGTAAGACAGGGGAACAAAAACTAGAAGTAGTAGAAGGTTTACAATTTGATAGAGGTTATAAATCTCCTTATTTCGTTACAGATAACAACACGATGCAAGCAGTTCTAGAAGATCCTTACGTACTACTTTATGATGGTATGATAGCTTCAGCACAAGATTTATTACAGGTACTAACAAAAGCAAATACGGATAACAAATCCTTATTGATTGTAGCTCAAGAGTTTGGAGAAGAAGCATTAGCAGTATTGATTGTAAACAAAATGAGAGGTATTGTTAAAGTTGTAGCAGTAAAAGCACCAGACTACGGAGAGAGAAAAACTTTACTGATGGAAGATATGGCTATACTAACTGGCGGTCAATTATTATCAAAAGAGAAAGGTCATAAGTTAGATAAGTTAGCACCAAACGTTTTAGGTCAATATTTAGGTAATGCAAGAAGAGTAACCGTAGATAAGGATACTACTACTATTGTAGACGGTAAAGGAGATTCTGAAGTAATTGCAGCAAGAGCAGAAGAAATAAAGGACCATATTGAAAAAGCGACTACTCCATACGAGAAAGAGAAATTACAGGAAAGATTAGGAAAGTTAATTGGTGGGGTAGCAATTATTTCCGTAGGTGGTAATTCAGATGTAGAGATTAAAGAGAAGAAAGATAGAGTAGAAGATGCTTTATATGCAACCAAAGCTGCATTAGCAGAAGGAGTAGTTGAAGGTGGTGGTATTGCTTTGATTAAAGCATTTAATAAGTTAGGAGATTTTAATCCTGAAAAGTATAACTCTGTAGCATGGAACGTAATTAAAGCAGCATGCTATGCTCCTTTTCTAACTATTCAGAAGAATACTGGTACGGATAATCCCTATCCATTTTTATCTGAAACGCTAGCTTCTAAGTTAGATTTCGCTACGTTTGACGCAAAGATGGATAAAGTAGTAAATGCTAGAGAAGTAGGATTACTAGATCCAGTAAAAGTTACTAGGTTAGCATTAGAGAATTCAGTATCTGTTGCAGGAACTATCTTAACTACAGAATCGGTTATCTTTGATAAAAAAGATAAAAAAACTGAAGAACCTTCTCAAGAAATGTTTTAATCAGTTGGAACCAATAATGAATCCTACGATATTAGAGTAATGCCACTAACTAAAAACGATAGGTTATTTATAGATTTTGTCAAAAGCCAATGTAGATACTACGGTATTAAGTATGATCTAAGGCCTACTCAATCCGTTGTAGTTGGACCTAATCAAAAGTCTGCTGGATACTTTGACGAAGCAAATAGAATATTGGTGGTGGCGATGAAGAGGAGAGACTCACTAGGTATATTAGTTCACGAGTATTGTCACTTAACTCAATGGGCAGAGCAGGCTGACGTTTGGATGGAAGGAGCTGATTCTTATGAGAAGATGAATAACTGGCTAGATGGAAAAAACTACGACGATATTGAGGAGCATATAGCCAAAGCAAGGGATATAGAGTTGGATAACGAGAAGAGAACTGTGAAGATGATAAAAGACTATGGTTTAGGAATTGATCACAGAGCATATACTAAAAAAGCAAATGCCTACATTCAATTCTTTAATTACATACCAAGTACTAGAAAATGGTGTAAACCTTCAAATAGTCCTTATAAGAACAGAAGGATTATAGCAGCAATGCCTGATAAGTTTAGTATGGATTATACTAAGATGTCTAAAAAATTATTCAATTTGTACAAAGAAGAAACTATATAATTATGTCAGTATTTTTAGTTTATTATTTAATTACGTTTCTCTACTGTATGATAATGTCAGCAAGAAAGTGGAACAAAGATGTTAAAGTAGGAGGATTAGGGATAACCCCTGGTTTAGATACATTAGCGATTATGATAATGTGTTGGGCACTAGCTCCGGTGGATATCTTCCTAACTTGGACAAGAGTATATAGAGAAGCAGAAGAGGTAAAAAGAAGACAAGAAAATCAGACTTCTTTTAAAAAGAAGAAAGAGGTTTTGAAAGACTAATATTGTAGTGTGGCGGAATAGAAGGTAGCACCTTCGTGGCAGACGTACCCTTTTGTCTAGAGGGTGGGGAGTACAAGATAGATAACTGATATGGGTTGACCACAAAGCATGCTTATTTGTCAGTTGTTGAATTGCCTCGTATTGGTTCGACTCCAATCACTACAGCCTGAACACAGTGAAGTCTACTGCCTCGGTGGTGGAATTGGTAGACACGCAGGACTTAAAATCCTGTTCGCCGAAAAAGCGAGTGCGAGTTCGATTCTCGCCTGAGGCACTTAGATATTTATTATTAGTTCTTTAACATATGGGGAAAACTTGGAATTGATTGCTATGCGATTAATAATACCACAGGTAGAGATACGTACTAGATCTCTTTAAACTCTGTACAGACAATAAATGACGAAATGTCAACAATGACCTTCGACGACCTTTTGGCGTTCGTAGGCGCTGAAGAGTATGCATACGCAGCCTAGTAAGCAACGGGTGAGTAACCTAGGAACAGAACTACTCTGAGTATTCACGATCGACTCATTAAATAAGGACTGTGGATTATGGCATTCTTGCTTGAGCCATGTAATTAAGCAAGCGGTGGATCCGACCACGAAAGGTCAGCCCTTAGGGTGCAGAAGATTGTCTCTTCAGTACTAAACCTGTGAGACGTTGGTATTATGAATACTTAGTAAGACGTGGGTTCGAATCCCACTTTCTCCACCATTAACTTTTAGGAACGCTGGGGCTACGGATTCCGTCCTCTCACGTTTAAATAACTAAGGAAGGTGTCCTAAACTTTTTTATGAAGTATCACTTTATCTATAAGACAACTGATTTAGTTACTGGTAAGTACTATATTGGAATGCATTCTACTAACGATCTCAATGATGGTTATATGGGAAGTGGAAAGAGGATCTCTTATCTACTTAAAACTTACGAGAAGAGTAGGTTTTCCTTTGAAATCCTGCATTATCTTCCAAACCGTGAACTACTTGTTATGAAAGAGAAACAGGTTATTAATGAAGAGATAATTAAGGATCCTAAGTGTTTAAATATGAAGAAAGGAGGAGAAGGAGGATTTACTACTCAGGCAAAAATAAAAGCAAGAGTAAAACAATTAAAAAGAAGTTGGAAAGTTAAAAGAAAGGAACTATATTAGTGTATGCAACAACCTAAAAAATTATCAATTCCTCTTAGTCAGACTGAGGGAATTATTTGCGAAAAATGTCAGAACGAAGTATTCGTACCAGGATTTATTTTGAGAAAAGCTTCTAAGTTTTTAACTGGAGATCCTCAAGATTCGTTAGTACCTTTACAGGTATTTGCTTGTGCTTCTTGCGGACACGTAAATGAAGAGTTTCTTCCTATAGAACTAAAAGGAGATGTTGAGTAATGTTTTTAGATCAAAATTTAGAACAATGGTGGGATTAGTAATATTTGTAACAGCACTATCGCTATCTTTAATCTGGTTAAAGTCAGGTGGTATAGATTACATACAGAAACTAAATAAATAATATGAACGTTTTATACTTTACAGCAGACTGGTGTCAGCCTTGCAGAATGTTTAAACCTGTACTACAATCAGTAACCTCTAATCTTGGAATTCAGGTACAAATGATTAATGTAGATTCAAGTCCAGAATTAGTACAGAGATACTCAGTAACTAGTGTACCGACTTTAATTATTGAACAAGGAGGAATAATTACTTATAGGAGTACAGGAGCAATGTCTAAAACTCAACTAGAAAAAACTTTTGAGTCTATAGTTGGAAATTAATAAAGTCTCTTCTATATTGGGTTATAATAATTTTTAACTAAAAAAAGAAAAATGAAAAAAGCATTCGTAATTTTCGCATTGGCTACTTTAGTGGCTTGCGGTGGAGGTTCTTCTTCAGAAGCTCCAAAGGATTCAGTAGCAGCTCAAGTTGAATCAGCAGCAGTATCTGCAGTTGATTCTTCAGTTGCTCAAATCCCAGCTGATTCTTCAGCTAAGTAATCTTATATATTAAGGTTACAAAAATTAAAATTCCTTTCTTCATAAACCACCTTGGTTAGACTATTTATATAGGATAATCTACAAGCTTTATGAAGTTAGGAATTTTTTTATTTACTGTACTGTTGAGTCTTAACGTTTTAGGACAACAAAAGATATATGTGAATAATGTAAATAACTTAATAAAGGTTGGGGTTTTAACAAATAACAAACAATTAAGTCTAGGTGTAAAGAACGTTTTAGAAGAAGCTCTTCAAGACAAGGGATATGAACTAGTTTCGGATAAGTGGGACGCTGAACTTCTTATTGACGTAGATATCGTCTATTTTGACTATGAGCAGACTAAGAGTAACTTATCGGTATTTCACAAGGATGAAAATGCCGTTATAGTGAAAATGAGAGGTGTTGTAACTAAGGACGGACAAATTGTAAAAGATGTTCTTGTTACAGACAATCTAA